CATCGGCATCACGAAATAGCCCGCGCGATTGATGCCGCGCTTGTTGCCGACCGCCTTCAGGACGGCTTCGCCGAGCGTGATGCCCAGATCCTCGACCGTGTGGTGCTGATCGACGTCGAGATCGCCGGTCGCCTTGACGTCGAGGTCGAGAAGCTTCAGTTGCTTACTAGCGATGTGGGCGCCGGCGACGAGTCCGAGGACAGCCGCGACGTGGAAGCGTTCGTTGGGGTCTACGTGGTGTAGGTCGCGGCCGAGGTGGCGGCGCAGCTCCTCGACGAATTTCCTGACCTCGGGGATATGTTGGACAACCCAGGCGGCGAAAATCCTGCCGGCGTGCCCGTAGTTGCGCTCGACTTGGGCTACCAGGGTCGAGGCTTCCAGCGCAGCATTGCCCTGCGGTTCCATCTGAAACTCGAAGATTCGCAAAGCGCCGGCGTTGGTGTGCGCCCGGTCCTGCTCGATCATCTCGCCAATAGACCGATTCGCCGACAAGACCATAAGGGTGCGCCAGAATCCGACGTCACGTTGTTGGATTGTCGGATCGAGCCTACTGCGGCCTCTGCCCTGTGTAATGTTAAAGACCATCTCCACCATCGTCGCAATCTGGTCGCGTCCGGCGGCGTGGATTTCATCCCAGTAGACCGGCATGATCCGGGTCTCGCCGAGGCTATGCTGCACCGAGTTGGTCGTGTCGCGAATCGCGCTCATGCCGGTGATCGGGTTGCACCACACGCTGGTGCCGATGCGGAACGCACTGGTCTTGCGCGCCCCGGAGCGGCTCGACCACACACTCATGACTGCCGATTCGCCGACGAACTCCATCAACGGGGCCGCGAAGGCGGCGGCGACGAGAGCTTGTAGGTCCGGCCGGTCTTTGGTGACGAACTCGGCCGATTCGCGCCACTTCTCGATTGATCCTTTGGGCCGGTAGCTCTCGTTGATCTTGCGGTCGCCAGGCTGCGCCGGCGCCTCGCTGCCATCTACCTGATAGACAGTGCCGGCGACAGCGAGGCCGAGATACTCGCCATCCTCGTCGGTTACCCAACCAAAGGGCGGCGGCGCCTCGATGTACATCCGGTTGCGGCGCAGCTCCTCGATCCATGACATGAGGAGGTCCCCATAATGCGATGTGTTGTAGCGGTTGAGGCTAACCCCCTGCCGAATTAGCGCCTGCCGCATTCGGTCGGCGCCGATAAACAGGTCACCTTCGTTAACCGCAATGTGGTGGCACTGCCCGGAGAGCGTGTAGTCGTAGGTCAGGCGGTAGGTGCCGTCGCCGTAGCGCAACAGCTGGACGTCCGACATGACGCCGGAGATCAGCTCGGTCCAGTCGTCCTTGACCCACTGCTGGATGGCGTCCTCGGTCTGCCGGTAGTTCGGCGGCATCTCGCCGGGGACAAAAACCGGCTTGCCCAGCGAGTAGGGCGACTTGATCTTCCCCCAGTGCGGGCAGCTCTGGCAGACCCCGGCGCGCTCGAAGTCGATGCTGGTGCACAGCGGCGCACCGAAATCTTTCTGGCCCCGTTCTTTTTTGGTCAGCGCCAGTTTTCTGTCGGTGTCGGCCTGGCTGTATGTCGCGTGCTTCACGGCGATGCGGTGCGCCGCCTCGTCGTTGCGGCAGGCATACGCCAGGTTATTCATGTGGTGCCACATGGCGTAGGTGTCGTGCTCGCCGCCCTCGTCGAGGGTGCGGGCAACCTGCGGGCACGCAGCGGCGATCGTGTCGAAGTCGTAAGGCGGCGGCTTGGTGATGCCAGCCTTGGCGTTTTTCAGTAAACCGCTGTTAACCCGGACCCCGGCGGGCGGTTTCCCGAGGGGGTTACTACCAGTAGTAGCAAAGGGTTGCAGAGCGGCGAGGATGTTTCCCAATGGATACTCGGGGGGCAACTGGTATTTAGCCGGCGTCCGGTCGAAGCACGGGGCCGGCGACGATGGCACCTTGAAGTTAAAGGTGTCGGGCGGCCGCAGGATACGGGCGCTGTCGGCCGATATGCCGATATCGCCCCTGGCTCCCAGGGTTGCCAGCATAGTCTTGAACGCCCGCGCGTATGGCAGCCAGTCGGCGGCCGATAGCGCGGTGTCCAGCACCCAGTAGAAGTGGATGCCGTAACCCGACTTGATCCAGAGGTTTGGTATCGGCAAGCCGCCGGCCTTGGTCTGGGCCAGCCACTTACCGAGTTCGACCTCGTTGGCCCACACCCGGTCGGGGTTCTTGCCGTCACCCGGCCGGGAGATATCGGCGTCGTACCAGAAGCACTTCAAGTTCTCGGCATTGGCCTGGGTGCGCTTCCCCCTGAACCGCTGCTGGCCGGCGCCGTCGACGCCGTGCATCTCGGCGTCGCGATAGCTCGCGACGCCTACCCAGACATCGTGGGTGCTGCTGACTTGGCTCAGCCAGTTAACTGCCGCGGTTAACTCTGACTGCGGCCAGAACCGGTGCGTAATCCCTGTCTGACCGGGCCGCTGGAAGGCGAACGCGTAGTAGGCGCCTGGAGCGACGACGCGGGACAGGTAGCCCTGCGCATCGAGCACGGAACGCGCGTCGGCTACGCAGCGGTGTCACCCAGCAGGTCGTCGAGCGCCGACTCCATGTCCTCGTCGTTCGGCACGGTCGGTGCCGCCGGCTTGCGCTGCGGCGTCTTTCGGGCGGCGGCGGCATTGAACGGCGTCGCACGCGGCGGCGCGGCGACGGCGACGGCGCTGTCGTCATCGTCGTCCGGCTCATCGGGCTCCGGCTGCGGCGGTATCGGCTCGCGCTGCGGTGGCGCGCGCTGTGGCTCGGGTGCGTCGGACCCCAGATTCAAACGGCGTTGACGCGGCTCAACTTCTTCCGTCTGTGTCAGGTCGGCGCCCAGCATCCGTTCGATCAACGGGTCGGCGCACAGCCCGCCATTGCCGTCGTCGCCGGTAACGAGCCGCTGCTGATCCTCGTCCAGCCACCCGATCGCATCGAAGGTCAGACGGGGATAGGCAACGCTGACATCAAACCCGATGCGCGTGCCGACGCACTCGAACCCGGCGCCCTTGCGGTCGAGAAAGTCCGAGTAGTTCGACAAATTGTTCAGCGACATCGGCGGCACCCGCAGCAGCATCGGGCCGAACACGTTCTGCTCCAGGTCGGTCAGCGGCACGACCGCGATCCGACGGGTGTCCTGGCAATTCTTGGCGCGCTTGCCGGCATCGGTGATGCGGCTGCCCCACTGACCCTGCGGGCAGGTGGCGCATACCGGGTTCTGCTTGTGCGGCGCTCCCGCGTCGGGCTTGATGCCATCGGTCGAGTAGCAGTCCGGCCCGTCGTTGTCGCCCTCCGAATAAGACTTGCCGAAATACTGCCGCGAGATCGCCGGGCTAATCCCGACGATGACAGCCTCGATACTGGTCAGAGGCTGGTTACGGTCGTCGTGCAACACGGTCTCTGCCGATTTGACCTTTAGCCGCCAGTTCTTTCCCTTGTAGCCAAGCACCGCGAAGCTTGCCTGGATGCCCTGCTTGGCGTTGCTGTTGAGCGACGAGCGCCGGTTGCGCGCTAACGCCGACGGCCGGTTATCCAGGCTGATCAGTTGGCCTGCCATGTCGTAGGTCCCTCCGATGGGGTGGCATTATAACGTCTATATTTTCAGCTTACGCCTAGCCGGAGCGGACTCGCAAGACGGTCATCTGAGAAATTTCGACCCCAGGAATAGGCGCTTCACGCTCCTGCACGATCTCGACGGCGGCCCCTTTAGCGACCCGACCTTCGAGCAATTCCCACATTTCGTTGGCGCGGATGAAGTCGAGCGTCTTGGCCCAATCGCTGACGGTGACCGAGGTCACGGTCGATTTGAACGCCGTGCCTGCCTCGCATTTCTGCGAGTCGAGACCCTCCCGGTTCAGGTGGTCGAGCATCGCCATCTCAAGCCGCTCCTTGATCTCAAGGTACGGAGCTAGTTCGAGCTTATGGCGAGCCTCGATGTTACGAAGTTTCTGCCGCAGCTGTAAGTATTTCTCGATCATCTGGGCTGGTGTCATTGGTTTTCCGAGTAAAAAAGACGGGGCGCGGAATAAACCGGCCCCGTTATAGGTAACTCGGATGGAACCTGGACTGTATGAACAGCCCAACAACCGAGTTACAAATAGGGGCATAAGGTGCAAATGTCAACTACCGCTCTTGCCTGTGGAACAGCTCTAATAGAAGACCTTGGAAAGAACTGCGGTCCTGCAAACGCTGATACACCGCACGCTCGACCGACGTGCCTAGCAGGTGCGCGATCAGGGTCTTGCTGGTCTGGCCGGGCCGCACGATCCGGGCGTTGGCTTGCTCGTAGGTTTCGAACGAGTTGACTGGGCTATACCAGATGATCGTGTTGGCGGCGGTCAGAGTCAGTCCGTGCGCCATGCAGCCGGGGTGCGCCACGATCCCGCGCAGCTGGTCGTCTTCCTGGAACGCCCGAAAGGTCCGGTTGCGCTGGCCGACCGGGGTCTGGCCATGCACCACGGCGATCGTCTCGCCGGCGGCTTGCAGATGCGCCGCCACGCCTTCCAGCGCGTGGGTAAAGGGGACAAAGCAGATAAACTTGCGGGTGGTCTGCTCGACGATGGACAGCAGCGCGTCGAGGCGGGGTTTAACGGGTAGCTTAAAGACGCCTTTGGTGTCGGTGTAAATAAAGCCACATGCTACCTGTAGTAACTTCGACTGTAGCACCCCCTCGTTGGCGGCGGTGATTGTTTCACCATTGTTGGTCTGCATCCGCAGCTTGTCGACCATCAGCCTGTAGGCTTTGGCCGCTACCGGTTCGAGGTCGATCTGAAACGTGCGATAGACCGATTGCGGCAGCTCCATCACGTCTTCGAGCGCGAACCTGACGGCCGGCTGCATCTGCTCGTGGATCAGGGCGCCGGCGCCGGCCCGCTTTACCCAGCGGAACGGCGAGACCTGGCGCATCGTCGCGTCTTTGAATCTCGTGAAGCTCCTGGTGGTGCGGTCAGGTGT